TTGCGGATGCCAATGTTGATTTAGAAGAGCTTGGATTTGCTCAAGACGATTTAGAAAAAATATCAAAAGACTTTGCTGTGATTACGGAGGACGAAGTGCCGGAAACGCCGGTCGATCCGATCACTAAGACGGGCGACCTCTGGATTCTTGGAGAGCATCGCGTGATGTGCGGCGACTCGACAAAGGTTGATGACGTGGCGAGGTTGATGAACGGGCAAGATATCGGCGCAATACACGCCGACCCTCCTTATGGCATGAACGTGGACACACACTTTGACGGCATGTTTCTCGCCGACCCTTCGCACCGCAAAACAGGCGCTAGGTTCAATGCGGTTATTGGCGACGAATCAACAGGCGTGGCGATCGCCGCAATGCAGACGACTCCTCATTGCGAATCACAATTTTGGTGGGGTGCAGATTATTATAGGCACGGGTTGCCAGACGGCGGCGGTTGGTTCGTGTGGGACAAGCGTTGGAACGACGCGGGCATGAATCTTGACAGTGTTGCAGGGAATTGTTTTGAACTTTGCTGGTCAAAACATGCACACAAACGCCGCGTGTTTAGAATAACTTGGTCTGGGCATCACGGAATGCAAGGCGCAGACACAAAAAGCCGTGTTCATCCTAATCAAAAGCCGGTTCAGCTTGTTGTCGAATTGCTATCCCTTGTTGGTGGGATTGTCTACGACCCATTCCTAGGCTCCGGCACAACGCTCATCGCTGCTGAGCAACTGGGCCGCAAGTGTTACGGCATGGAAATCAGTCCAGCCTACTGCGACGTGATCGTGCAACGCTGGGAAAATCTTACAGGCAAAAAAGCCGTGCTTGAAAATCGGATTACATGACCAACACCCCGCAATCACCCGCAGAAATCCTAGCACGCGCCAACGTCGCTAACATCGCGACAAAACTTAAGGCTGGCAAGACGCTGACTGGTTCTGAGCGCAAGGCGCTCAACGAATATCAGAACGAGAAATCTGACGGCTGGGTTAAAGATTTAAGCACACTCGCAAGGGAACTCGGTCTAACGCGGCAAGCGATCTACGACGCACGGAATCGGTTTGCGAACGCTCCGGCAAAGCACGAGGACGGCAAGCGTGAGAATTTAGCGGCATGGCAAAAGTTTTGCGGCGAGAATCTGATCGGCAAGGACGTTGCGACTAAGACCCTCGCTGAACTCAAAGCGCAAATGATGCGCCGCGACATCGAGATTCGTGATCTTAAGATCGCACGCGAACGTGCAGAGGTCGTCGAAACCGAGGTCGTCCGAGCGATGCTCAAAACGCTGGCGCATAAAATGGATATGCTGCTGCGACTCAAACTTGAGGTCGAATCCGGCCAGCGTTTTCTTGGCAAGAACGCGGCAGAGATTTGCGCGGAAGGTCGCTTGATGCACGACGAGATTCGGGAGGTGCTGGCAAATAACATCGCGAACTTTGAGACGGAGGCGATCAAGGAAACGAATGACGATGGCGACCTCGATGAGCTATAAAAAACAAACTGCGCTGCTCTCCGATTTCATATTTACGGAGCGCGACAGTTCGACGATCTATGACTGGGCGAAGCGACACATCATCCTGCCGGAGTCTTACGCGACCGCTGGCCCATTCAACGTGCGGATCACGCCGTGGCTCATCCCGATCTTCGACGCGCTGCAAGACCCGCTGATCCGGCGTGTCCACTTCCGCAAGGCGGTGCAGATCGGCGGCACGCTTGTCGCTGACATCTGGATACCGTGGCTGATCGCTAACGACGCAGGGCCGATCTCGTGGACGATGCAGACCGACGAGATGATCGAGAAGCACGCGAAGTCTCGACTCAATCCGTTACTCGAAAGGTGCAAGCCGGTTGCAAGATTACTGCCGCGAGTTGGGCCGATGCGAACGACGACCGACATTTATTTCGGTGGTTTCTTTCTAACCATGAACACGGCGAACCTTTCGACTCAGCAATCGCAGTCGATCCGTTACAAGGTCAACGACGAGATTTGGTTACCGAAATGGCAAGAAGTCTACGGTCACGCGATCGCTCGCGTCAGTAAATTCGAGGAGGTCGGGCGCTCCAAGATTTACAACGTGTCACAAGCGCCGGTCATGGACGCGGAGACAGGCAACGTCGAGGACGTAAGCTACCGCACAGGCAACCAGCAGGAATGGCACGCGCTTTGTCCAGAGTGCAAGCAACCGCATCCGATTATCTTCGATCAGCCTCCGCTGGTGAAGGACGGTCGGCGAGGTGGCGTGGTCTGGGATCGCACCGCGCAGCGCGATGACGAAACTTGGGATGTCAAAAAGGCGGCAGACTCGGCTAGGTTCCGTTGCATCAACTGCGGTCACGAACAGCCGGATACGGACATGACAAGAGCGCACTGGCGTAATACAGGTCATTACATTTCGCAGCGTAAGGACGCACCGAAGGAGGTCGTGAGCTTTAGGATCGAGGCGCTGGTCACGCGACCAATGCAGTTTCTGGTCGAGGAGTTCTGCGAGGCCGAAAACAATTACCTTCGCAACGGTGACGAGCGTATGAAGATTGAATTTAGAACCAAGCGCGAGGCGCGTCCGTGGATTGTTGAGCGCAAGGCGGTGAACATCCTGATCAAGTCAAGTGGCTACAAGGTCGAGGATTACGCGCAGGGTCAGCCGGTCGAGAATGAGACGATCCGCTTCATGGCAATCGACCGTCAGCAGGATCACTGGTGGGCTGAGATCGGGGCGTTCAGTTCGTCAACTGGGCCGCGCTACCGGCAACTATATTTCGGTCGGGTCGAGACTCGCGATCAACTGCGTGCTTTGCAAATACGATACAAGGTCGCGGATGCTTGCACGACGCAAGATCGTGGCTATCGACCGGCAGAGGTTGACCGCGATTGCGCTGAGTTCGGCTGGCGCGGGATGCGTGGTCACGGTCGCAAGACTTGGACGATGCGCGATGAGAACAGCGGGACGCTGATTAACTTCCCGCACTCCGAGCCACGCATCAGCGACTATCGAGGCGGTGACGTTTACTACTATGACTGGTCGGGCGATTATTTTAAGGACGTTTTACAGATCGCGCTGGAAGGAAAAGGCGACCTGCGCTGGGAATTGCCGGACGATGTGAACGCGCTTTACCTAGAACACTTGCGCGGCGAGTCGAAGATTGAGATTAGGACAGGCGTGTTTGAATGGCGTGAGGTAAAAAGCAACGCACCTAATCATGGACTTGATACTTCTGGAATGATGCTTTGTATGGCAACAATCGCTGGTATTATTAGATTTACGCCGAGCAAATCCCAATATGAATGAAAAGCAAAAGCAGGGTCACACTAGAGAGGACGGCATGGTGTTCTGGTGTTATCAAAAAAAGATTGACTACGAATACTGGGTTTCAGCCGAGAAATTTGCAGAAATGCGAAAATTAAAGAACGATAGACTTAAGGCGTGGAGGGCAAAAAACAAAGACGCAATGAAGGTTTGGAGAAAAAACGATAGAGATAAAAATCTATTAAAAAGACGCGAACAAAGCCTTTCATGGCTCAAAAAGAATCCTATGAAAGCGGCTGAAAATATTAGGCGTTGGAAAGCTGCAAACAGGGATAAATGCACAGCAGTCGAAGAACTTAGGAGAGCCAGACAAATGAAAGCAGTTCCGACCGACTCATGGCGATCGGTCGTTGATGGTTTTTACAAGATTGCAAATCGAGTAAGTTATTGCACCGGCATCAGACACGCGGTCGATCACATCGTTCCTTTAGCTGCCGGAGGCTCTCATTGTCATCGCAATTTGCAGGTTTTGCCATTTTCACTTAATAGCAGGAAAGGAGCTAAAATTGATTTCAAATTGCCGGACTGCTATCGCAAGGATGGTCGTTTTACACCATCAACAGTATCTGTCTAATTTGACACGCCGTGCGTTATTGCATGGCACTCGACAATCCTTTCATCGGTATTGAGCAAGCGACTTTGCTCGCGTTAAAAACCAAAGTGGTCTCCGCAATCGAGGCTTGCTTGCTCAATCAGAGCTACTCGCTGAACGGTAAAAGCGTGTCGCGTGCCGACTTAGGTCGCCTCAATGAAATGTTAGGTCAGTTGCAGGGCGCTATTGACGAAGGCAACGGAAGCACCGATACAGTTACCTTCGCGAGCTTTAACGGTCTATAAAACATGGAAAACTTCGACGCTTCAAAAGTCCTGCAAAATCGTCCTTGGATTGAGCGTGCGCTGGATAATGTCGCGCCGCAATGGTCGTTGAAGCGTTTGGAGGCTCGCGTGAGCAAGGCGTTGTTTGAATATAACGCATCGCAAAGCTCGCGAATATACCAGCCCAAAACGATGGGCTTGCCTTCTGAGTCGAGCCAGACGCAGCGCAGTCGAATCGTCATGATGTGGGAAGCTCGCGATCTGGTCGAGAATCTGCCGGAGGCGCGGGAGGTCAGTCGCAAGTTTGGCAACTATTTAACGCCGCACGAGTATTCTCCGGCGACAGGTGACCGTGCTTACAACGCAACGATCAGCGAATACTTCCACGCTTGGTGCAAACGCGCTGATGTAACTGGTCGGCATTCGTTTAAGAAGCTCGTGCAGCTTGCAGCCGAAGAGCGACCAGTTGACGGCGATTGCGGATTCGTGATCCGGCGCGTAGGCGAGGAACTCAAGTTGCAACTCGTGCCAAGCACGCGCATTGGCAATCCAAACAATTCTGGACTTGATGCAGAAAACTATACCCAAGGAATTATCACAAATGAATATGGTCAACCGATTGCTTACCGCATTTTTAGAGTCGATAAAAACGGCGTTTACTTCGGCGCGGAAGATATTCCAGCGGCGCAGTTTTGCCATTACTTCGACCCTTTCCGAGTCGATCAGTATCGTGGAGTCACCGATTTCCACGCGGCCATCAGGACGGCGCGTAGCCTCTACGAAATCCTCGAAGCCGAAAAAGCGGGTGTCCGTTTCGCTTCGCAGCAAGCTGCTTTAATTTTCACAGATCGCGGCACGGCAAATCCTCGCAACTTATTTCAACCTACCCCCGCAAACACGCTGCCAAGTGGACAGCAGCAGAAGAATGAACTTAGCGAGGTCGGCACGATCCGTTATTTCGGTAACGCGGATAAGATCGAGGTCATGCCGTCGAGACCTTCGCAAGCGTTCGCTGGCTTTGTTCAGCACTTGATGCACGAGATCGCTCTCGGTGTCGGCGTGCCGGAAGGCGTTTTATTCGGAACGCAAGACTACAAAGGCCCAAGCGTTCGCGCAGAATTTGCGGCAGCGGATCGCGTGTTCACGCGGCATCAAGGCGTGCTAGTCGATAAGGTTCTTGATCCAATCAAGGACGCGGTGATTCTGGACGCGATTGCACGCAACGAGATCGCGCCACCGAAGTTGCTGGCTGGCGAGACTATGGTGCAAGCCTTGCGCCGCGCAACGATGGGCGAGTGGCGTTTCCCTGCAAAGCTCTCGATCGATGTCGGTCGCGAGTCTGCGGCGAACATGAACGAGAACCGGCAAGGCGCGAAGTCGCTGCAAGAGATCGCGGCTGAAGAAGGCACGGATGCTTTTGCGCGGCTTGAGCAGATCGCAATCGAGGCGAGCTTCGTTAAAGAACTTTCTA